AAACACGGCGTAGGTTGCCTTCCAACTTTGGGGCAAGGGTCTTGTACAGTTTCCACGTCACGTCTGAGTCAATCCCGGAGTAGGTGGCTACATCCATAAACGCGTGCTCGGCTACGTTATTTCCAATGCCCTTTTCTACGTCAATGCCTAGTTCTCGTTTGGCGCAGGCGGCAAGGTTCAAGTTGTTCTTATTTAAGTTGTTGGTGATGAATGATGCCATCATTGTGTCAAAGTAGGGCTTGCTAGGAATCGTTCCGCCAAAGTACTTGGCAACAGATTTCAAGTCAAACTTAAGGTTATGCCCGACCTTCAGTTTGTCGGAGAACATGATGGGGCGAATAGCCCGAAAGACTTCCGCAGGGCTCAACTGTGCTGGGGGGTCACCAAATACTGGGTTCCACTTACGTTGGTCTTTTGAGTAACTGGTATCCAAAAGGGGCTTACCCTCGGTCAGACGACGTTGTCCAGCCAAGAGTAAGGGCTTGTCCCAATGGGCAAAGTCACCGTTGGGGTGACCCATTGGGATAACGTCTACTCGACTATCGGTAGCAAAAGAAATCCAGCACACATCATTGATGACGGGGTAAAGCCGGTCTTCGCCGATGGTTTCGACGTCAAAAGCAAATGCCTCGACGGAATCATACGCGGCTACAAACTCGGCAAGCTGTTCCTGTGTAGTGATGATGTTCATGTTTCCCTCAAAACACTAGATGGGGGCTAGGACGACCAACCATAATCGTCCTAGCCCCATGGGGGGTGGAGTGGGTTACGCCGAAATGAGCGTACGGGCTACTGAGTGCAGTTCTTCACGGGGGGTGATGTAGACCGACTCAGGTCCGTACAGGACAGCGGAGGCTGCCATTTCGTCGACCTTTACGGGGTCGATGTCCCACTCCTCGGCAAGGTCGGTGGCACGGACACGTTCGAGGGAATACGTGGTCTGTGGTCCGGAACCCTGCCGAGAAATTGCCCAGTAGTGCTTGGTCAACGGACCACGCTTCTCATCGTCGTTCGCAGCGCGGAGCTGGCGAGCAAACGTGGGAGGCGCAGTCAGAATCTGCACAGTGGGCGCCTCGTCCGTAAGGACAAGGACGTTGAAAGCAAACTTACTACGGGGGCTATCCCCGAGCTGAACACACAAGGGGCAGTCGTCTCCAATGCAGACGAAAGACTTCTTTCCCTCGCGCTCAATCCAGTGCTGCTGGTAAACCGAAAACGGTTCGTTCTCAAGGAACTTAACCAACTGCATCTGCTCAACGAAGCGGAAATCATTGGGGTAGTCGCCCGAAGCCTTCGGCTTCAAAAGAGCGTCTGCGGCACCCCAACCCGCCTGAACGGAGGTGCCGTGCTTGGGCGTTGCTTCGGGAGCATCCGCCACAAGGTCGTTTGTGTCGAGGGCATAGTCCTCGGCATTTACTGCTGGTGTTTGCATGTGTATCTTTCGGTAGTGAGGCTTTCGCACTCTATTGGATGTGAGGTCTTACGACTCTCGGTTCATAGCTTCTCGCCATCTACGCACTAGCGTATCAGTCAAGTCACTAAGTTGGTTCCACTCGACACGCGAAGAACCAAGCAGCCCCCGCTTACCAAACTCTTCAATAGTAATTTCAATGAGGTCACGCGTGTAAACGCGGTTTCCATTCACTTTTTTACCATTGATGGTTTTGGAGCGCAGACGGTAAGGGGCAATAGGAATGTAACCCTTTTTTTCCCAAAGGCGAATGGTGACTACCTTCTTTTCCAAAGCATCTGCAATGGCGCTGATGGTAAACACTTCTACCTCTTTTCCCTGAAGCGTCTTTAAGATGGGGTTTGCGTCCCACCCGTTAGACTCTCCAAGAATTCTAGAGCGGCGTTTTTCGGAAGCGTCGGTCGTATCACGGCGTTGTTTCTTTGAACCGGGGACCTTGTCGAGACCCTCAAAAGCTCTGAGGATATCTTCGTCACTGCGCAATCCGGGCACGTTACTTCTTTCGGACGTTCAATGCCCAAGTTACTTTTACGGGAAACATTAGTTCAAGTTCTTCCTCAGTAATCTTGTCTTGATAAACCATTGCCATAAGGGCGTCTTCGTCAATGACGCGCACTGTTTTGTACGCCTCATCCTCGAGACCCTTTTCGGCGATAATGGCGTCAGCAGCTTGCTCGTCCAACTTGCGTGAGTTTCGGCGGGACTTTTCTACGCGAGAAACCCCGTCAATTGGAGAGTCAAAATCTACCAAAAAATTGCCGTCTGAGTCCTCGAACCCAGCCTGCTCAATGTGAGCAAAAATCTTCTTACGAAGCTCTTCGCGGCGAGAGTCCATGAAATCAAGCGTTGATTTTACTTTGACGTACTCACGTACTTGCGACTCAAAACTGTCTGGGTCCTCGAACCGGGCTACTTCTTCCGGAATTAAGTTTGCCATTTTCCCTCCTAGATGGTTGACGTAAGAAACGTTAGCAGACTGCCGACCGTCAGGTCAACCCCGCCACGCTCGTTAATGCCTAGCCCGTCTATAACAGCGTTTGCTACTGCAGTCTTCTGTTGGAGCGCGTCGTATTGACGCTGTTCAATAGAGCCCTGAACAAGAATGTCTTGAATGGTTATGGTGCTCCACGTAGAGGACGTTCGGTTTATTCTTCCATTTCGTTGTACAGATAGCCCTGCCGACCACGGCTGGTCGTAATTAACAAGAAGGTTGGCTTGGGGCAAGTCGACGCCATATCCCCCTGCGTCCGAAGATACAAGAACGCGTACTTCGGCTTCAGTTTGGAACTTGACTTTAGCTTTCTCTTTTTCTTTAGCATTCATTTTCCCTGTGTAGGGTACAGCCGTAAGGTGTTTAGCGGCTAAACGGTTAATGATGTGGTCCACAGACCCGAGATACGAAGAGAAGACAACGGCTTTGTAAGTGGGGTCAATATCAAGGTGGTCAGAAAGGTAAGTAATAGTGGCGTCTAACTTGGGGGTCTTATTAAGCCCCTCTAAGAGTCCATCGGAATCCAACGCGTTTATGTACGCGCTTCCTTTGCCTTCTTGTTTACTGAAGTTTTCCGAACTGCTGGTGAGCAATCCGGGATGGGAGCAGAGCATCCTGAGCGCAGTAATTCGAGACATGATTTGTCCACGAAGCTCATTTGCCGGGTCATTGGGGTCGTATGACTGCCCGTAATGCGCAGCAATAGAAAACCCACTACCAAACATCTGGCTTACTTCTAAGAGGAGCTCGTATAAGTCTTTTGCAATGTGGTTATACACTTTGCGCGATTTGGTGTCGAGGGGAATGAGCAGGGGCTCTCGATATACCGCGTCGGGTAGGTAGGGCTTAACGTCCTCGTCTTTTTGTGATTTACGGACCGTGTGGTCAATAAGCGCTTTGTTTAAGACAGGTAAATTTCGATAGCGCTGCACACCGCCAAAATGATTACGCACAATAAAAGTCTTATCAAAGATATCGAATCTTCCCAGAATTTCTTTATTGACGAATTGCATGATGGAGTAAATTTCTTCGGGACGCCCGTTCTCGATAGGCGTTCCCGTGAGCGCAAACCGTACTGGGATGTTTTTGGCAAGTTCTTTTACCTTCTTTGCTCTCTTTGCTCGAAAGCCTTTGATAGCGGTTGCTTCGTCACAGATGATGGCGTCAAACCCCATCTTGCTAATCGTGTCCCAATCATTGACTACCTGCTCGTAGTTCATGATGATGTAGTCATATTCGTAATACGAAAGGTAAAACGCGGCTCGTTGCTTTGGGGTGCCGTCAATGACAAGGGCTGTAGAGTCGCTGAACTTAGCAATTTCTTTCTGCCATTGGTATTTGAGGCTGGCAAGACAAAGCACAAGAGTAGTGCGGTTTACTTCGCCCGCATCTCGAAGCATCTCTGTAGCGGCGATGGTCATCGGGGTTTTTCCCAAACCCATTTCGTATGCAACTAAAATCTTTTTTTGCGCCACCATCTTGTCGACTGCTTCGACTTGGTAGGGCTTTAGTGTTCCGTTAAACATATGAGCGTTCACCGTAAAGAGCTGATTGGGCGTGTTCGATACCCCAACCAATCTCTTCATCGGTGAGGTCGCCGGGGTCTTTCTTACCCGTATCACCATAGTTGAAAAACAGAAGATTTATGCCGTATTTGACAGATAAGTTTCGGATGCTGTCGGATGCCCGTTTTCCAGCGGGGTCTAGCTTGGGGTTATCAAACGCAGCAATCACTCGACCGGCATTGCGCAAAAACTTAATTTGGGGTTCGCTAATCGTTGAACCGCAAATAGCAACGGCTCCCGGGTATCCAGCGCTGTGTATTCTGGCGCAATCTAGCGGGGACTCTACAACGTAGACGACGGTGTCTTTCATTTGAGCCAGCCCAAATAGTGTTTTGGATTTGGCGAGACCGCCGGGGCGATTCATAAAGGTTCGGTTTACAGTTCCCTTTTCCTGCCAGCCCATCAGTTTTCCATCGGCGTCCCTAAGGGGGAGTATCCATGCGGAGGTCTTTGTGTCCCAAAGGATTCCGTAGTACTTAGCGGCACCGGGCGATATGTTGCGGGCGATAAGCGCACTTGCGGGGGGTTGGTCAAAAACAGCCAGTCGGGCTTCCGACATAGGAACGGGTCGGGGCAACTCTGTTACTCGTGAGGGAATCCTACGGAGTCTTTCAGCCAAAGACTCTGGGGTAACTTCCGCAATAGTTGCAAGCCACAGTTTGGCTGCGCTGTAATCTGGCTCGTAAATATCTCCCCAAGATTTTGTGTAAAAATGCTTGACATCACAGACAAGGTGTAGTAAGCCGCCTTTGTAGTGGCAAGAGAAGCAGGTGTGCTGACCAGTAGTGAGGTTTACCCACCATGAGGGTGACCGGTCTTTTTTTCCGGTACGTTCCTTGTGCATGGGGCACAGTCCGTTTGCTTCATTGCCTTTGATATCAAAGTCAATATCAAGAGCCTCAAGTACCTCTTGGATTTCAATATTCATTATGACATGAACGGGATGCAGTACTTACAGGTGGCTTGTTCAATCTCCTCGTGGAAACACCCGCGTTCCCACTGCCACGTAATAGAGGTGTGGGCGGGGGGACAGTTACGCGACTGGACAATGCTGAGGATGCGCAAGTTTTCTTCGTCTTCAATAGACTCAAGTCCAAGGATGACGTCTGAGTCTTGGAAGAATGATGACGAGTATCCAATGGAATCTGCGGTCACTTTTCCGCCCTTCATCTTCCACAGCAGGGTCTGTGTTGTGATTACCACAGGGATATCAAGAGCCTGCGCCACTCGTTTCAAGCCGCGGGTAATGTTGGTCAAGGCTTGTGGGGTATTGGCATCACCGGTTACTTGGTCAAGCATCAAGTAAACGCCGTCTACAAAAATGATGTCGGGATTAAGCTGGTCAGCCTTTGCCATCAAGGCGTCAATAGTCAACCCGTTCACCGCGTCAACGAGATGGAAGGGGTGGGAAGCCTTCATTGCATCAAGCATGTCGGCGTATTGGTCTTCTTCTTGTGTGCTCAGTTGACCTCGGCGGAGTTTGTTGTGCGAAATGTGTGCACGCATAGCGTCATGTCGTTGCGCCTGTTCGTGGTTGTTCATCTCAAAGGACTGGAACATTGGGACCTTGCCTGCGGCGTGCACATTGATGGCTACCTTGAGGGCAATCTGTGACTTACCGGTCTTGGGGGGAGCAATGATTGTAATCAACTGACCGCCCTGCAAACCTGCGGTGGCATTGTCAATTGTCTTAAACCCAGTAGTAATTCCAAGAAGAACAGAGTTCTGGACATTCTCGTAATCTTTGAACCGGGAGTCCGGGTCCTTTGTCAGGTCAACGTGATGTGTCCCAACCTGACCCTGCTCATTGACCAAGGTAACCGTTTTTGACATCTCGGAAAGAGCGGCTTCATGGTCATTAGAACTCAGCTCATCGATAGCGGTGTTGAGCCCCGCTTGGGTGATGGTACGCCTACGGAACGCCACCATCTGGTCGATGAGGTAATCGATGGTGTCCTGAACATCAAGGACCTTGAAGTTAGGGAAGTTATCCTTCACAGTTGTGTAGGTTGGGACCTCACGGTACTTGGAGTAGTGGTCGGTAACAAACCGCCAGACACGACGAAGGTCATCGTCTATTACCCACTCGTCTCGAATACCGACCTCAAGTACGGGAATGAGGTTGCGCTCAGTGATTATCTTGCTGAGTAAGCGGTATTCGTTATCGTGTGCCATGTTTCCCTCGAATTGTCTTTATAGGTTGTTTAGTTCAAGTCCCCAAGAGCCGTATCGGGCTACGCGTTCTGGTATGTCAATAACGCCCTTTAGGTTTCCGCGATATGGGAGTTCCCCAATAAAGTCGTCAATGCTGTCGTAAAGGTTTGCGTAATTAAAAGGATTTGCTCCCCGGTTTTCTAGCCGCGCCATGAGCTTATCCAAATGCTCTTGCGTCCACAACTCGTCGGAAAAAGCGGAGAGTTCTACCGATAATCCAAATCGAAAAGACTTGTTCCACAACAGGGATAGGGACGAGTTCTCAAGCCCCAATACTTTTCTTGAGCGCTTTGTTCCGACAATTAGTCGGCGTTCTTCTTCAATATCTGACCGAACGACTACATCAACGTTCACGATAATACGTGGTGGTGTCTCATTAGAGATGTCCCCACCAATCAATCGAGCACCTCAATTTTGGCGTACCTCAAAACAAACTCGCGGAAAGATGCTGCCGTTTTCATAGCATCCACAATGTCTTCATCATCAATATCTGCTGATATTTTGATGGAGTACTTTCCGCCATTTCTTACAATCTCGCGCCTGACATACCGGAGGTGTTTGCACTTGCGGGATATTGCAAACGCGCCGCATGAACACTTCATAATTTCGTAGTCTTCATAGTCCGCTTCAACTTCGCATACTCCGTCGTTGTCAAGGAAGAGTTGAAGAGTTCGCCATTCAGCCGACATGTTCATCCCTTTCATGATTTACGCAAATCCTCCCCACCCAGTTTAACTCTTCTGAACGCTTCGTACGCGAATGAAGACATCGCTTCTGAGTAGTTTGTGTTCCACGTATCCCGGTCTCGGTTTGTTGTAAGTATCGTTGGAAGCCCGTTGTCATAGCGGGCTCGCAAGATGTCGTCAAAAGAAAAGTCGTCGTATTTTGAACCGTACTCTTTGCCAAGGTCATCGAGAACTAGCACCCGTACGTTGAGGTGGTCATCACGACTTCTTCCGTGGAACCCCTCCATCTCTTCATGAAGTTTGCGGCGTTCCTCGGAGTCCACATCAAACATTGCTTTTTTTCTAGAAAGGAGGTCAGTAAAGGTCATATAGTAAACAACCCGAGCCTTGAGGTCATAGCTCTCGGGTTTCATGTGCAGTATTTTTTGCGCCTCTGTGTCGTCATCGGGGAGCCGGTAAATGAATTCGCTGAGGGTACTTACCGCATGGGTAGTCTTTCCGACTCCCGGCTTTCCGTCAAACAAAACACCAACGCCTGTGGTGTTGAGGTTTCCGGGCTTTTTGATGATGTCCCCCGCCAAAAGTTCTCCAAGCCAATCAGTAAGGTCCGGCTTAATTGGGCTTCCCATGTGGTCAACAATGTCTGCGTAATCACGACCGTGATACCGGACAGGGATGTTTGAGTTGCGGAGTAACCAGTGGCGCTTAAGCGGTGCCAGCGTCTGTAGTGAGTGCATTTTCCAATTTCTGCTCATAGCGCTTGAGTGCGCTTCGTCCCGCGATTGACTTGTCAAACTTTCGTCCGTCAGAAGCATAAACATACTCGTCCAGAGGGGATGCTGTTGGTGACACGCCGGAGGCAAGACCTGTGAGCCGTTGGTTGGGCTCGAGACCGAGCATCTCGTACGCCTTGCTGAGGTGGGTTTTAAACATGTTGAGGTACCGACCGTGGATGCGGTGCGCCTCGGAGTCAGCGTTCTTCAGGTTACGGTCGTCGTCGAAGAAGAGGCGCATGAGCTGGAGCTCAACTTCGGGGGACGTCCCGTACTGGCGACGGTAGTTCGATAGCGCACCACGAATGGCGGTGGTGTTTACTAGCCCCGGCGTATACGGGAAGCGCTTGCCGAGTTGCTGTGAGAACTCTGCTGCAACGTCATTGGTTGTCCACTCCGACTCCGGTCGAAGATTGCGAGTACTCGATTTACGCTTATCGACCTTGGGCTTGGGCTGACCGCCATCCATCTCATCTTCAAACAGACCGACTCCGGCAATACCGTCGTCGTCCTCATTCCAGCGTGAAACCACAATCTCCTCTCCGGACGCGCCAGCGGCGCGTACCAAGAAATACGAAGTATTTCTTGTATTACTTACCTGACTACCAGTAGTCATAGTAGTCATAGTATCACTAGGCATATAGTCAGCTGTTGACCCCACAACCCTGTGGGATGGCTCCGGCTCCGATTCCACAAGGCTGTGGGATGGTAAAACGAGTTGATAGACGTTCTTGGACCACTTCCCAAGGTTGCGTTTTGTCCGTATGGTCTCGAGCAGACCCGCCTCTTCAAGACCGCGGAATGCGCGACGAAGGCTCTCCGTACTGTACCCGGTGAGCACCGACAGCTCGTCTGTGGTGACCTTAACTTGGGCTTGGGCGTCCGCAAGATGGTACAACGAAACGACCGTCTTAAACTCTGCGGGAGATAGCTCGGTTGAAAAAAACTCAGGTGGAAGGCTCATAGCGTGCAGAGCCTATCACGACTATGTCAGTCTGCGTGACATGACCTGCTGAATTTGAACCGGACGATTTATCCAACGCATAATAATAAGCGAAATAAATCCGGCAGCCAATGACGCGACAAGCAACGACCAATCGGATACGCCAAGAATCCAACAGAATAGGGCGGCAAGAGGTGCCGATAAAATACCCTTTATAGTAGGCGAAGGAAACGCAGTAAATCTCTCGAGCAAAGTTCCGATAGCTTCTGTTGTAAATCCAACAGCCATTCCAGAGATGATGATGTTCAGTAATAGTTCCATAGGACTATTCTACGAGGTAAACCCTTTTAGTTTTTGTCCGCTTAGGAGTTCCGCGATACCCGATACAAGCTCTACTTGGTACGCCGTATTTGACGGAAGGACACTTTCTATGTTGGTGATTACTTGGGGAAGTTTCTTTTGTTCATTTTGGTACAGGTGCGAAGGCGAGTTGTTTGCAGTCCCGTACTTCCAGTTGGCGTCTGCATAGGAGCCGTCAAAGTAATCGCTAGCGGAGAACCGCGGCTCAAGCTGGGCAAGGTCGACACTAACAAGTTCTGTGTTGTCAAACGTAAAGACAGGAGTCAGCGTAAGGTTGGTAAAGTTTGTTGGCAAGTACAGGCTGACCTGAAAACGATACCACTCCGAGGTTAGTCGCGGAGCGGCTGCCCACGTAACGGTTCCTCCGCTCACGTAAGTTCCTGTAGCAGTTGCAAGAACACTAAAGCTGTTGCCTGTTGTCGATAGTACCGGCGTAGCTACTCCGTCTAAGTTGTACCCACTGGGCGTAACCGAAGAGACTACAACAGAAGCGCCAATGGGAGGTACGCCAAAAGGAGCGGGGTCAATGGTGTACGTCACTACTCCACCAGCTGCCTGTACGTTTGAGATAGTCGTGCTGTTCCGGTACTGGCGGTCTGCCTGCGCACGAAGCGTGTAGGCACCCCCCGAGCTAAATGCTCCCGTGTGACTGCCTGCAATAGTAAACGTGGTTGCCGTTGCGGCTATAACGGTAGTTTCAGCGGAGTTGTAGCCTGAAGGCGTCATCCCCGAGACAGTCACCTTGTCGCCTACGTACACCCTTCCGCTAGAGGTATAGGTAACAGAAGTGCCGTTGCCGACAGCGCCTGAGATACTACCCGTAGAGGTGGCTGTAAGGCTCATTGCGACGTTTGCCGCTTCGGCAGAATAAACAGTGTGTACTCCGGATTGAGTTCCCGCGGTCGTAATAGCTGTTCCCGCGGTCGCGTTTGCTGCCGAAGTTGCTAACCTGAAGGTGCTGCTAGTAACAACAATCGCATAGTAACGTCCGGCTGTAGTTACGCCCGTCGGTAGTGCCCCTGTGGTCGTAAAGTAAACAACATCTCCTGTGGTTAGCCCATGTGCTGCACAGGTCACAACTCCCGGTGCGGCAATCGTCATTGTTGCCGTACCAAGTCCGGAGGACTTTGCATACATGGAAAACGTGTAAAACTGTCCAATAGAAACGTCTTTTTCGTCAATCTCCGCGGTTAGGGTGTTGTCACCCACGTAACGCCCCATGGTGACGTAAGCAAGACCAGCGTCCGTAGCGCTCGGTCCGGGGGTGTTAGCGCCAATAGTCACTTTAGTTTTAGTGACGCTTTGCCCAACAGTCCACGAGGTAAGGGCAGCTACGGCATCTGCGCCTTCAAAGGAGGGGTTGTAGATAAGGTTCTCTTTAGTTGGGGCTAGTCGAGCAATAGCACCGCGGGCTTCGTAGTAGTTGTGGTTTACAGCACCCGTACCAGAGGCAACTCCTACCGTGGTGTTTCTAACGGTAAATTGAGACGTAGTTGCCGAGGTTACTATTACATCTGCAAGATTTAGCGAAGTTCCGGACCCGGTCCCCAAGCCCGTAACGCTTACACGGTCTCCCACCGACAAGGCGGGAGTAACAACGCTGCCGTTGGAAGTTACCGTTGTTACGGAGTTACTGCAAGTGTAAGTGACGGTAGCCCCATCCCCGGTAGCCGCTGTAATTGCAAACTGACGAGACACTTGGAATAGGTCAAGGTAGTACGTTCCGGCAGCACTGAACGAAAGAGTAATGCCAAGATAAACAGCTCCGGCTGGAGCGGTGGCTGACATGGACTGCTTAGTCCACGTTGAGCTAGCGGAAAAAGTACCGGTTCCTGTAGAGATAAATACACCTGAACGGTCGTACCATTTAAGGCTGTAAGTTACCGTCGAGGTCGCAGCCGTTTTGTGGTAAAAACTGAGCGTGTAAGGATTTCCCGTTATTACGGGGATGCCTTGAGTTACGGGGTTTTCGTTGCCAATGTTTAGGCTTACATCGGCGGATGAAGTAACAAGTTTGCCAACAAACTGAGTGTCAACACTGTTTGGTTCTGAGGTCGTGGGGAGCGTAGTGTTGTCTGCGGTCAGGGTTCCCGCACCCAGTACTCTCCAGAAACTATGAGTACTATTCTCAAAGACTTGTGCGGTACCCCCAGACGACCATGCGGTACCGTTAGGGACTGTTGTCTCAAGAGTAAATTGCGAGTTAGTACGCCGCACAATTACCGCCGAGGAACTGTTGTATGAACTTGGGGTAACACCCGTGACAGTTACCACCTGCCCTAACAGAAACTGGTTAGGAGCCGTGTAAGTTGCATACGTACCGTTGCTAGACGCCCCCGTTATGTTTGCCGTGTTTGACGCTACTGACTGGCTATACGATGACCAGTCTCGAAAAGTACTGTCTTGATTGGACAGGAAAAGGTTGGGAGAAGTAGCTACGGTTGCGTTGTACCCTGTCAATGCTTCTAGGTAAGTTGACAGACCGGAGGCGGTCCCTTTGTGGCTATAGATGTACTGAGCTTCACGAACTAATCGGCGAAGATACCGCGTCGAAGGTCGGTTCTGAACTAAGGCGTCTAGTTCGTACGCCTTAACAGACAGAAGCTCGGGAGAATAGTTTGACGCATCATGCCTAGGTTGCAACAGGTCAATGTAAGTCAAAACCTCATCTATCGTGTATGAAAATCCATAAAGAAAGTTTGACAGGTCAGAGTTTGGGTCTACCTCATCTAAAGTTCCGTTGGAGTCAGAAGTAAATACACGGGGCAAAAGGTCCATGAGCTTTTCGTGCGTGTTTCTGGTGCGCCCCAGCATTACGCCAGAACCTTCTACGGCAGAAAGCTGAGTTTCATGTTTTCCGGCAATAAGGACCGTAACATCCCCAACCTGAAACCACTCTTGGTCGCTAATTAAAAACAGCCAAATAGAGTAGTAAGTAAATTTTCCCGGGGTTAGGGGCACGTAGGTTGTAGGGTCTGTTGCGGTACTTACGGAATCGGTAAAGTATCTTGGCGCACGGGTTGTCTGAGCTACTTGCTCATCTATAAGAATAACGCCGTCTTCAGAAGTGTCTGGAACGCCAATCTGGTTGCGCACAAGCCTCATACGGCTGTATGCGCCAACAGGGCTCAACCAAGAAAGGTCAACCTCAGTGTAGTCAACTGCTGTTGCTGTAAACGGAGCAACGTTAAGTGACGCAAGACCACCAGCTCCGTATATAAATGTTGCGTCGGCATATAACCGCGTTCCATATCTTGGCACGGTAAGTTACTCCTTAGGCGGTTCCGCCATCAATAGTTGTAGTGCGAAGTCTTCCTACGGAGTCTACAGAAGTCTTAACAACTCCGCCTACCTTTACTTCAAGAAGGTTTGCCGTTTGAGATGACTGTGCGGTGAGTGTAAGGTTTACCACGTTTGTGGCGGGAGAGCCCCCAACAGTAGGGAGGATAATGGTGCCACCGCTTTTTTTAACGTAGTCGCTGTAGACAATATACGTTCCGTTTTCAACGTTAGTAATACGCTCGCGAACGGTGGTCTTATTAGTTGTTGTATCAAAAGTGTCGGACAGGGACCACGCGGATGCGCGTGTCTGTGGGTTAGTGTCCAAAGTAGAAGCGATTTGCACTACTTCGTCATACAAAGCGTTGACGTCGACGGCAACAACTACGCTGGTGCCGTCAATTCGAGGGGCTCCAAAAGTAGGAATCGCACCCGGATAGTAAACGACCACAGTATCTCCTAAAAGTCTTTACTTCTATTTTGCCTGTTTATAGGGGGACTTATTGCCTATAACCTAATCACAGCTCGTGCTGGGGTGTCAGTACTTAATGATGTAGTTCATGGTGATGTAAGGCTGAAGATTGTTGTGCCCCTCTGAAGCATTTGCTGCAGTCGTGTTGATGGTTGAAATTCCAGTAGTAGCCGCAATGTTTGTTGCAGTCTGGTTTTGGATTGCCGGTGTTGCAGCACTAGTTATATGTGTGCGCCCGCCTGTGCCGCCGCCCCAAGACTCAAAAACGGCTCCGCCACCACCGGCTGGGTTTGCAACGTTTGGGACGCTGTGGTCGTGAGCAGACTGGGTGTGGTTGTGAGGGTTCTGCGTGTGGTTGTGACCGGGGTCAGTAATGCCGTGATTATGGACAGGAAGACCAGACTGAGCACCTGTCAGGACTACGGATTCTGCACCACCAGTTGAGCCAAGAGTGGCAAAGGTGCCAGTAGTGTTCTTTCCAACTGGGATTCGAGTTTGCAGGTCGGGGACATTAAACGTTGTGCCAGACGGCAACCCATAAGGGGAACTAGCTCCACCAAGAACTTCAAATAGTGCTGGGTAGTCTGCTCTAAGTTTGCTTGAGCCGTCACAAATTAGAAAACCTTCTGGAGCAGTTGCACCAGCAAACGCCATTGTTACGCCTGTTGGGACACCGATTCTTTTCTCACTAAGCCAAGCCCCAGTTGCGCTGTCGTAGTAATAGCCGTTTGACTTCTGCCCGTTAGTGGGGCTACTGGGAAAATCGTATGCCATTACTCAGTCTCCGCAGGTTTGGGATACTTCTCTTTTACCGCTAGACAAGTGGCAATGTAGTCATCAACCTGTTGCTGGTCGCCCTTTACAATGCCGTCCAGATAGTCAGCCATCGGCGGGTACTCTGGTGCACGGAGTCGTTGATAGTCAAGTGCATCGTAGGCAGCCTGTAGTCGGGCTACCTCTTCAATAAGGGCTTCTTCCGTAGGTTTTTCAATCTCTTCACTAAGCCACTCAAGACCAGAGTAATCCTCGCCAGTAAGCACCCATTGCGCTCCCGGAACCAGTGTCTGAATTGCGTCTGGTAGTCCATATGTTCTATTCATCATTTTCCTTACTGTGCGATTTCCATAATTGTAAAAGTTGATACGGCTGTACCGTTGTAAATAGACGTATTATCTGCGTAACCTGACGACCTATTCCACAACAAACTTGCAGACTCCGTTACTCCCTGAATGTTGTAAACAATTGGAGAAGTAGTTGCGGGGCTGTCTAAGAAAGTTGCAGAAACTGTTCTTGAAACGTGGTTAGGGTCTACTGCGTTAGACCAGCCGCTAAAAGCAGTAACCCTAGCCCGTGAACCAACAGCATTACCAACACCTATTGGGTTCCCGTCTTTTATGAACCTAAATGCTGCGTTGTTTGAACCTGTTCCCCCCAAAGTAACGTTTGCCATTAACAATACCTTGCTGTTTGAAAACTTTGGAGTAATAGAAATTTGCAAACCATTATCCGGAAAAGTAGACCATCCAGTATGTGCGGTGATTGCAACCGCGTATGACGTAGAGCTCGTTTGGCTAACGACTTGTAATACCGTGCCATAAGCTTGCCCTATGCTGTTTTGCCAGCGGTCAAATCTCATTGTTGATGTCATTGTGCAATCTCCATAAGCATAATAGAAGAGGTCCCCAGCTCAAATCCTGATGCTTGGTTAGCCCAGCCCACCACTCTATTTGTAAAAATAGTTCCAGCAGCACTAGCCGCAAATGTAATTCTGTACGTTAATGCTGAAGTAGAGTTTGGAGAATCAGAAATAAAAAGGCTCATGGTTTCTGGTGTACTGTTTCCGTCTGACAAAAAGTAGCTAAGTGCCGCCGAGGTTATTCCGCTGCTAACAGTTGCGCCGGGGTCGGGCTGTCTTCCAATTTGGGTTCCGTTCCTGCTAACACCAAAAATTGAATTCCAAGTCAGGTCCGACACGCTAAATTCCCCAAACCATCTTGCCTGAATAATTATTTTACTAGTATTGCTTTTGGGTGTGATGGTGGCTTCTAGTCCTGAAATATTTAAAAGTGTGTTAACAACAACGCCTTGTGAAGTTCTTGTTACGTAGTCAACGTTTACTACTTGAATAACGTGACCCTTAGCGTAGGTTGGACCACTACCACTAACGTCAGTTAGGCTGTTCACTCTTAGCTCACTCATTGTGCAACCTCCGTTACTTTTATGTAGCTAGAGCCAAGCATGTCTAAGGTACCCCGGTTGTTTAAGTAAAAAGCCTCCGAGCCACCACTGTAACCAGAGTTGGCTCTAAAGTCGTATGTTAGAGCACCAGTTGTACCGGGAAAGTCACGATACAAAACTGAAAAAGGAAAAACTTGGTTGCTTCTAGCGGCTTCTTGTGCTGATATGTAATGCGTCCAAAGTGCTGTTGTTCCACCAGTTTGAGTGTTTCCACCATGGCTAGGAATTAAGTCAGTACCATTTTTAAAAATATGAACACTACTTACATAAGACCAACTGGCGGAGATAACACCTTCAATTAAAACTGCACTACTAGCAAACCTTGGGGTAATCACTACAGAGAGTCCAGAAAGTGGTTGTGGGGCTGTCGAGTTAATGGTCTGATTCACAAATCCACTTGTTGCGTATTGAACCTGCACTACGCTACCGGGAGCATAAAGTTTATGTCCAGAAGGCACAGTAATCGTATTGTTGTTGACCGCTAGTCCTTTTAGTTCACCAACGCTAAGCTCGCTCATACTATGCTCCAAGAAGACCCAGTTGGAATAGTGACCGTAACGCCAGCGGCAATAGTTATGGGACCAGCACTCATTCCGTTGTACCCCGCTGGGATAGTGTAGTTTGCCGAGATGGTCTGTGCGTTCATCTTAATAACGTCCGTATCTTTACTAGGTACCCAGTTAGCTGTAGTGGCATCAAAAACTAAAGCATTTCCAGTAGCAACTCCAATTACATTTACATCTGAAATGTCATCTAGGCTGTCAATTGGTGTACTAGGTGAATCTTGAACAGCTGATGCAAGAATCTCAACCCATTGGCTAGATGTACCATCATTGTAGTATACAAAAGTAAATCCCGTGTCGGAGTCATACCACAAATCTCCCGGAAGAGGAGTTGACGGGGCACTGGCTGACGTTGACATGCTTGCAATCATGGAAGAGTCAATTACCCAAACGCCCTTAGTAGAGTTATAGGTATACCCGTTGTACGTTTGCCCGTTGGTTGGGGATGAGGGAAAGTCTAATGGCATAGTTATATCCTACCTAGAGTTCCGCAGACCATGCTAAATACGGAGTATTAGCATTAGCGAATAAAGTTGTTGCGCTGTTTGCAGACGGGTATGTTGATGTTGCTAAAAACGTCGTAGTATCTACCGTGGCATAGGCAAATGTAGGAATACCTGAAAGAGCAACGCCACTACCACTGCTTACTATTCCAAAATCTGCTGCTACTCCTGAAGTTTCAATTGCGGTTGGAGCAGTTCGCATTCTGACGGGGAACTGAACATGAAATTGACCTGAAGTCACACTTGACGCTTGCCCCATACAAAAACGAGTAGGAACAGCGTAAGGACCCAGTCTAAAGTAATACCGTTGACACGCAGCTAGCTCTGCTTGAATACTTGGGGCATTGCGGCGGAAGGAAGTAGCAACAGAACCAACTTCCAACTGCACACCAGTTACTTCAAAGTAGTCAGCAGCACCTGCCGTACCAACTGGCGTGTAAGTAAACACCGTACCTACTTGAGTAGCTGAAGTTGCAATTGTTCCGCTATAACTAAATCTTTGCCATGAAGTAGTCAGTGTAGCTGTTTGAGAAATAGGGGCGGCTGCACCTGTCGCAAAAACACCAATAGGAGTTGCAGCCCCAAGTGGCTGGTCCGTCCCAGTTCCTGTTTGAACTGATACAGAAAGCGCAGATGATGCAGAAGAGTAGTTTGCACCAGCACGGGCATAAAACGACAAGGTAACTGGTTTACCCGCCAAAGGAACAGCGTTAATCGTATCTAACGCTTGCGCCGCAGAAATAACGCCGGTTGCAGCGTTAGCCGCAGTTCTTTGCACACGCATACAGTACTGAATGTTGGGAAGTAAACTTACGTCGGTTGCAACTTGTCGAGAAACAGTTAGACCAGCTGCATAAGCAGCCCTATAGGTTTCCCACCTATCCGCGACATAACGAGTAGCCGCTGTTGTTGGCGTACCCGTTGTTCCGCGTTGCCAAATATCAAAACTAGAATTGATAATGTAGTTAAGGTTTTGTTGTGTATACCCCTCAAGTGAAGTTAAACGACCATCTTGAGTAGTGTTTACACCTTCAACAGCTGTTAACCTGCTGTCTTGAGTAGTGTTTAACGACTCGACAGCTGTCAGCCGACCATTTTGGGTAGTGTTTAGCGTCTCAACGTCGGTAGTTCGAGATTCAAGCGACCCTACTCGACCACGAATGTCTGTTCCGCCAGATAATCCAGAAGATGTTTGAACCCACTGGTTAGAGGTTCCATCATCGTAATAAACAAACAGGTTTCCCGTGTCGGGGTCAAGCCAGTGGTCTCCAGCTTTTACGCCCACTGTTGGAGCAACTGTGCTGGTGTAAATAGCCCCCGTAATAGTTCCCGGAAAACCTACCAAACTGTCAGTCAAGTATGTGGAGGTATCTAATGACCACGTGTTTGCGGCGGTTTTCTTAAGGAGACCGGATGTGCCCGCTAATGCCCCAATAGCCCCAAGGTCCGCATCATACGCTTGAACCGTTGAGCCTATATCCGAGCTAATAAGCAGAGTTGCGCTCGATGGGATTGTGGTTGAGTTGATGGTCACACCAGCAATGTTGCTGATAGTGCTGCCCAAAGCCTGCGCCGTAGCGCCAAAGGTAATGCCGGAGTTTGCCAGCATTGTGTTGGTTACAGTGCCAGTGTCCGACAGTGTGACTAAGTTTGCTTGAGAACCTGTTTGGTTTTTCCACAAGCTGCTTGCCGAGTCGTATGCCAAAAGATTGTTATCAGCAGGTGTTGAGCTATAGCCCGACCCAATAAGGACGTTGTGAAGCTCTTGTAGCTCAAACCCGTTTTGCGGTTTAATAAAAACTTCACCAGAGCCCGAAGACTTTTTGGTGACAACACCTATGTATACAAGGTGCGCGGGAGCAATAGGTTTGTTTGTAAGCCCATAAATAAGAGCGCCAGAAACACCCAACCAAACAGGGTCACCCACAGTTGCCGCGTTGGTATCAAGTCCTCCGAGAAGACCTTCGGTGATTACATAACCAAATTTATTGTCAGTGGTGTTGAGGTCTTGAGCAATAAGCCCAATTGTCTTTGATGACAACGCTTCTGTTGCATTCGATGCTTTGGATACCAAAATGTTGGTTCCATCAGCAGACGAAACATAAACAGCCTGTCCTTTAGTAAGGATTTCGCCAGCGCGGACATACTGCTTAACTTGCGAGGTCCAATCGGCGTAGTTGTCTGACCACCCCGCGTCATAATCAGTACTTGTGTTTTTTGTAAGAATCTGACCAGCAGTACCTCCAGCCGGAAGACCGCTTACTGTTCCGTTTACCCACGCGCTTGTGGCGGCGTCGTATTTGATTGTCTGCCCCGTTGCCGGGGAGGTAATAGTGACGTCTGTTAAGTCGTTAAGGGTACCGCCACCGCCGGTAGCTGTCCCCGGAATCCAAGAGCTGGTTGAAGACTGATAGACGATGGTCTGCCCGTTAGTAACTCCGGCGGTGTTGACGTCTGTCAGGTCATTGAGCGCAAGGTTTACGGTATTACCGTTAACGCCAAACGTCCCTGTCCAAACAGGAAAGGACGGGTCGCCGCCTTCGAACTGTACCCAAACTCCCTGACCAACATTTGGGGGGCTAACACGCACACCGTTGGTGTCCTGAGACCACGCCCAGTCGGTGGTGGCAACACCAAGTATCTGCGGAATTTGCAAACGGACACGGCTTTTACCGAGAGGGTCTTTGTTGTCTTTTACAACCCCTCGGTAAATGCCGTAAAAACGGCGGTTGCCGTATCCGTCTACTTGCATACCTGCCCCTACGACGTACGTGTAATGGTAAGTCGGTATGTGCTTGAAGTGACCTTGTTTTCAGCGGTAGGTGTAACAACTATTGTTGTTACGTTTCCAATGCTCCCCAAAGAAATGGAGCCGCTGGCTACACCGGTTGCAACAGCCGTGCCGTTTACGGTCACTGTGCCGTTAGGGTCGGTAAGCGTTGGCGTGATAGTCACAGTGCTTGCACCAACCGACAGGGAGTAGTTGAACAGGGCGGAGTTAAACCCGCTTACCCCTGTTCCGCTGACAGACAGGGCGTTCAGCGCGGAGCTGGTGCCGTAGGCAACAATAGCTGTGCGGGAAGTTCCGGACTCTACGGTATTAAACATGAAGATTTCGCTAGGAGAACCTACCAAAACTTTACGGCTGGCACTTTCGCCTTCACGGTATAGTTCCTCTACGCGAACGTTTGTCAACCCCGAGGTGTACCACAAGATGGTTTCTATATCCTCAGGATGAATTACTTCTTCAAACACACGTCCGGAGTACGCCCAGTAAAACTCCATGGAAGCTCTAAGGTCAGCTTCTACTCGAGCCGCCACAGCTCCCGGGGCAAGGGAGTATCTAATCTTCACATTTACGGGAACGTAATTTGGTGGGGCAACCGTAACGGTTACACCAATTTGTGTTTTTTGAGAAAGTGAGGCTTCTACAAGAGGTCTAAAAGCATTCCAATAGGTGCTGTTTAGAGTTGCATTTGTGTCATCAAACAAAGGGAAGGGGTCTGTCGAGGTGTCTTCAAGTAGCGGTGCCGCGTATACCGTTACTGAACTCCAGATATCCGCTACAGCATTTGCTTTTCCCACCCCCGTAGATAAGACGGCAAGGTTGCTGTAGTCGCGTAAGGTAACAGCGCGGTTGAGGGCGCTAAAAGCCCTAGGTGCTGACGCCCTAATGGAGTCAATGCTTTCAGGCTCAGACCCGCCAACGCCTTCCGTTGTTGTTATGGCACTGATATCGGCAACCACCGCATTAACTACTGAAGTCAGTGTTCCATTAGGAAGTTTGTAAATAGACAAGGGGGTGGCGCTGGGGATGTTTCCAATAATGCCTCCGCCTACAACGTACTTTGCGCGAACTTCAAAGTGCAAGGGAGGAATAGCTCCAGAGACGCCGTCACCAAAAATAACTGAAACGTAGTTATCCTCATCGGAGCGTGTTGTAAACACAGCGTCATACGGTCCATAATCCGTCAAATGTTGCACATACGTCCACGGCTCATAGGTGTTTCCACTTTTTACAAAGACCTCAACACTGCTGTCTACAACTTGGTTTTCTTTAAGAAGGTAGCTCTGTGTGGGGGTTCCGTTCGAGTATCCCAGTAGCTCTCCATCAGAAGAGTACCCAGAAGCAGTGCGTAAGGCAACCTGTTCTCCATGGGTAGCGGTCACCGTTGTTGGGGGAGCAACACCTGCTGTTGTTCTGAGCACGGACGCGTCGGTGGCTGTTGTAAATATAACTTGGTATACGGAATCGCCCACGGATACCGAACCACGAACTTGAGTTCCTGCGGGTACTACTAGGTCGGCGGTAGTTGATGCGTTAGTAAACCGAACGCTCAAAGAAGCCGCCCGGTATCCCGACGGAGAATACCCGTAGCTATTTGCAAGCGCAAGAATGCTTGACCTTTGTGTAGCGGTTAGTAGAAAGTTCTCATTAGCAACCCGGTCCGCGTAGTAATTGACCACATCACCCATGTACGAAAATGCCTCGATAAGGGCAACGCCAAAATCGTTGACGTCATTTCCGTACCACTCGGGAACCCGGTTTTGGACACGGGCAATCAAAGCTTCACGTAAAGAGTAAAAGTCTCTACTCGTATAATCAACTGAAAACGGAGTTGCGTTTACCGGCGTTGTCATAGGTTAACCTCTTGAATAATGTCGTTTTTGTTGATGTAAGCCAGACCAACCTTGGTTTGCGTTGATTGCTGGTTTGGAAGTTGATACTGAATGTCTACGTCCAAAATGTTTGCCTCTTCTTTAAATTCTACCCGTACAGTGTCTAGTGTGAGGGTGGGAAACTCAGCGGTAAATACGCGGATAATTTCTTCCTCAATTGCCGTTGCCATTTCATTGATAGTGTCCATATAGGCGGCAGAAATTCCAGTTCCATAGGTGCTCCTGAAAAGCCGCTGCCCCCTGATAGTTCCCACGGCACCTTTTACGCGGTCCGACCAAATAAGCTCTTGGCTAGTGGTTTTTGCCACATTTCCTTGACCGTCAATTCTAAAGGGAAAAGAAATAGCAGCCTCGGATACTTTTGCAGAAAACATTATTTACCTTTCGATGACCATCGTGCTGGGGTTTTCGCAAACCCTTGATTTCCCAAAAAAACTTCTTGTGAAAACCGGTTTAGTCGGGTGGGCTTTTTCCCTGTAACCCGACCGCCCCGCTCGGAACGGCTCAACGCCTCTTGTAGGTTGACGGTGCTCATCCCGCCATTCTTAGACGACCTAAGGTTAGTATCTACGTTTTTACCAAGACCGTCTGTGACAACGGTCATAGTTACTTCGTACTGACCAATTTTTTGCCAGAGATGTGTTGCTTCCCGGACTATCCAATACCCGTCCGTAAGAGTCCCCGTGCCCGCTACGAGGATTGGGGCATACGGCTTTACTCTCGGGTCCCCCTGACCAACAATTCGTGCCGGGATGTTAAACCTTGCCATCTTAGCGGTGCCGCGAGCCGCGCTCTCGTTGTGTTGGAGGCTGTTGGAAACTTGGTCTGCTCGGAACTCTTTAAATAAAACGTCCCCAACTTTTGTGCGTAAATCATCTTTTAATTCTCCCGGCGACTGTTCCGAGGTAAAGGGGAGCATAGTAATGGGGTCTACTCCTCCTGAGTTCTTATTAGTGCGGGTGTTTTCCGTAGACTCAATGTAGTCACCTTTAAGTACCTTAAAAGAGTCCAATGTACGGTCGTTAAACTCTGTTCCAGTCAAAGAGACGGGGTTTCCAGTAGAAAACTTAGGAATAGAAGTTATTTGTTGATTGATAATAGAATCGATTTCTCGAAAGTACATGTTTGTTCCGTCAATAACGAGACTAAAGCCAATGCGCTTAGCCTGCTCTTGCAACCATTCCCAGTAAGAGTGTCCTGCCATTACTAGTTGAGGAAACCGTCGGGAATCCGGGTCCCCAATAAAGTTAAATCCAAATTCTCCGGCAACGACTCGAGCAGCCTCGGGAACGGTCATGTTTTCAAAAACTCGAGTTGCACGCTCTTTCAGGGGGTACGATGCGCCCACACACTGTACCTCCATTTCTTGCACGCGCTGTTTTCCGGCGTTACGAGAAACGTGAGATACGTAGCCAAACCACTCCGCAGATGCGCCGTCCTGCTTCCACTCAAACTTAACGGGGACACCCGTGGCTAAGTTATTGAACCACAAAAACCCTGTTGTTGAAAACGTCAAAATTAAGATGTCGTGATGGTACTGCTTTTGAATAAGCTTTACCGAACGTGGAACCACATTTAACGAAGGCACTGTGGGGAACGAAACTCGAGAATAGTTTTTCCAACGCCTTTTAGCGCTGGAATCCCGATGCCCATCCAGACTACTGACCACCGGGCAACCTCACAATTGTTCCTACTGGGATGTCCATGGGGTTAAGTATTTCCGGATTAAAATCCATAATGTGCCACCACCGACTTGCGTCCCCATAAAAAGTTGCAGAGACAAGGTCGATGCGGTCTTGCTCTCGCCAAACGTACAAGGTATACCGAGAACTTTCTTCTGGAAAATTACGAAGAATAGTTAAGTGGTATGAAGAGTCTTTATTGGCGTATTTTGACGAGACGTTGCCGTCTGCATATCGGCTATCCGTGTAAATCATTCGGGCACTATCCGTTCGGGTAATCGGGTAGACGACTGAAGGTAAGGTCAAGCGTTGTAAAGATAGGGACCATGCGTTCGTCAAAATGGCTGTGGTAAAGGCTAAAGTTATTAACAAAACCTAAATATCGCAAGCCCTGTCCAAGATGCAGCTGGGTACGCCGCGCTGAAATATACCCAATATCGGAGGTAATTGGACCGCGAAGTTGTGATTTTAACTTAAACCCAAGCAAAGCTCCGAGCAAAAACTCTACGTCGTACATAGTGCCCTTTTTGTATATCTCGCTTTGTTCGGTAGGGCTGGGTTGGCGAGGTGCGTACAGGTTTTTAGGAGCCGACGCCTTAAGCTTTCCCGTGTCATCGTAGTACTTAAAGTCAAACTTACGGTTAAGGACCACCTTTATTGCAATGGTGCTCTGCGTAGTGTTGGCTCCGGTAAGGTTAAACTTCTCCATGCCTAGAGTCTCAAGGTTTGAGTCTACGTTAGGCACACCACCATACGCCATTGAGATAGCCTCTGGGTTGTAGTGAAACTGAAACCCATAACGCTTTGCCGCTTGAGGTCCCGCCGCGGGGAAAGTGCCGTCAAACACGGTTTCCTGTCCCGGCTCAACATGTATAAGCAGCATTCCCTTATGTCCACCAGCTTTTGTCCAAAGTTGATTTGGGTTGTTGACTGTGGTGGGCTCGTTGCTTGATTTCATGTTCATCGTAGTTTGGAACGTGTTTTTGGTTCCTTGGTAAAGCGCATAATACGCGTCTTTGGGCATACCGATGTTGTATTCGATAACGTTGGGGTCACCCGCGGGGATTGTGTACGACGGAGAGGCGGGAGGGACATAGGGCTGTACCACGGTTCCGTAGTTTGGGTTGCTGGAACTAAGAGCTGCCGCCTGTGCTTGAGCGCCTGCAATAATGCTTGCTTGATACCTTGCTGCCGCCGGGGGCTGGGGGCGAAGCCGTGGTTTCGCCGCCACGGGGGTGGGGGGTCTATAAAACGACCGCCCCACCGTTGACCTAGCGGGTGTTGGTGGTCTATAAAAGCTCACAGTTAACTCCTAGCCATGTTGTTAAGTAGGTTGTCGTCTTCTAAATACCGCTTCACTGTTTCGGCAAATTTTTGCGCCTCCGCCTGTGACGCTTCACCAATAGTGAGGTTAATTGTCACGTTGTTTCCTCCGCGACCCCTACCGCCGTAGCCCTGCTTAATAGCGTCGCGCCAAACGTCAGCCTGAGCGGAGGTCAGAATTGCTTCACCTGTGTGAACGTTTACCGGACCATCCTGTGCCACATACGAGTCGCCTGTCTTAGCGGACTTGGCATCTGGAAGGTACATTGCGTTCTGTCGTCCCGAAGGGGCTGAGCCCGAGGAGCCCATGTAGCCCCGTTTACCGGAGCTTGAAGAGTTGGACCTGCTTGTCGAAGACATTCCTCGAGAGCTATTTCCAGAGGAAGTAAGACCTGAGGCTTTGGCAAAGTCTGGGGTTTTAGCAGAGACGCCGCTTAGTATCTGGTCTTGGGACATTACCATTGCCGAAGCTGTCTGCGCTGGTGACGACGTTTCGGGCGTTCCCGTGGAGACTACCGCACCGCCACTTAAAACGGTCATCGGGTCGATAGCTCTACCGTTTAGGTAGACACTAAAGTGCAGGTGAGGACCGGTTGAGTTTCCGGTGCTGCCCACCTTACCAATTTGCTGCCCCTGCGTTACTTTTGCGCCGTTTGAAGCACCCAACTGAGACATGTGTGCATACAGGGTTACGTAGCCGTTTCCGTGGTCAATCTTAACGGTGTTACCATACCCGCCGTTCCAACCCGAGTGAATGACCGTACCGGAAGCGGAGGCGACAATGGTAGCCCCCATCCCCGCATCAATGTCAATACCATCGTGGTTAGATGAGGACATCTGACCACTATCCGTCATGAAGGGTTTGCGGGGACCAAACCCATCAACAATCTTGCCGTTAGCGGGCATGATAA